CCATAACACTAATCAATTTTATGCAACTTATAAACCCTCAACGGCTCAAACTGAATAACGTATTTGCCACAACGAGTTGAGTGGCCGAATTTCTGTTTATAATGTTCAATACTTTGTAGTACAAAACTCTCTGTAACTTCAAAAAAATTAGCAAGTTCATATAAGTTATGTATGCCTTGCAAGAATGCTTTTACAATATCTTTAAGAGGGACTAACTTTTCATAGGCTAACCTACGTGCATAACCTTCAAATTTTCTATGATTAAAACTACTTTGATCAACTATATTTCCATATGTAAGTTCGTTATGAGCAAGTTCCTCTGCAAGTGTTTCAAGTTTGGAAGTAATAGGCAAGTTACGATTAATTAAAATCATATCTCCAAGCCACAAGCCAGATAACCTTTTAGGTAAGTTATCACATTCAATGACTTCAATATAGTCATGTTCAATTAACATATCCTCATATTTCCCCACATAAAACACCCTTTATTTTCTTTTACTTCTTATGTATTCAGCGTAATCAAGAATTTCTTGCCATTCTTCGTCTGTTAAATCACCATCAAGATGTGCTGCTAAATGATTAGGCTTTTCTTCAACCACTAATTCCTCACGGCCACTTAATTCATCTAAAGACACTCCAAAGAAATCAGATAAAGCACTAGCGTGTTCCATAGAAGGACTTGTTGTTCCTTTTTCCCATCTATCAATTGATGCTTTTGAAAACTTAACGTTGTACTTTGAATTTAATCTGTCACTTAATTCTTTTAGAGAATAATTATTAGCTTTTCTAAGGTTAGAAAGGTTATCCGAAAATTTTGTCATTGTTTTTTTCTCCTTGATTTGTAATTTACAAACTTATTATATAAGTTTGTTCCCAAAAATGCAACGTATTTTACAAATTTATTTCTCAAAAATGAAATTTATTTGTTGACACTAAAAATATAAGCGTGTATAGTTCTTAGTGTAATCTCATAAATGAGACGAAAGAGGTGAGAAAAATTGAAGACTAAGCGTTATCAAAAACTCAGAAACTTTATTGATGAAAGTAAATATTCTCATAAGGAAGTAGCGTGTATGATTGGAATGACGCCTGCAAGATTTAGTCAAAAAATCAATAAAAACAAGAGCAATTTTACGATTGATGAAGCTAGTGCTATTTGTGATGTTTTAGATATTAGTATGGATGATTATTTTTTTAATCCTAATGTCTCAAAATTGAGACGAAAAGAAAAAGTAACAAGCTAAAAACAAGGAGGAAATAAAAAATGAATGAATTACAAACTTTTAATTTTGAAGAATTACCAGTAAGAACAATAAATATTGACGGTGAACCATATTTTGTAGGAAAAGATGTAGCGGATATTTTAGGCTATTCAAATTCTAGAAAAGCTTTATTAGATCATGTCGATGAAGAAGATAAGCTAACGTCACGAATCGTTACGGCAGGTCAAAATAGAAATCAAACTATCATCAACGAAAGTGGTCTTTATAGCTTAATCTTCTCAAGCAAGTTAGAAAGTGCGAAACGTTTCAAACGTTGGGTAACATCAGAAGTTTTACCAGCTATTCGTAAACATGGTATCTACGCGACAGACAATGTAATTGAACAAACACTACGTGATCCAGACTACATTATCAACGTACTCACAGAATATAAGAAAGAAAAAGATAACAACTTAATCTTAAGACAACAAATTGGTGAGTTAAAACCAAAGGCTGACTATGTAGATGAAATCTTAAAATCACCAGGAACAATGACAATTACACAGATTGCAGCTGATTATGGTTTATCTGCACAAAAGCTTAATAAGTTACTACATCAAGCAAGATTACAACGTCGTGTCGGAAAACAGTGGGTGCTTTACACAGAACACATGAACAAAGGCTACACGAAATCACACACAATTGAAATTGTTCGTTCAGGTGGCCGACCAGATACACAACCACAAACACGCTGGACTCAAAAAGGTAGATTGAAAATTCATGAGATCATGACTGATTTTGGTTATGAAGCGGAAGTAACGGAGGGATAACCATGCTAAAGAAATTAAAAATAGCACTCCTAATTGTCATCTTGGTGGAGGAAATTAGAAGTGCTAGGAAACCAAAATCAAAGTTTAAAAATTTAAGATTAACAGACTATGGTATTAGTAAAAAATTAGTTGAATTTCACACCTAAAGTTTCAGCAGAAAATAACTCAAGGTGACCACAATTTGTACAAATTAAATTTACAGTATCTAATTTATGAACTGTATCATTAGCTTTTGCTTCCACTAATTTTCCAGTGATATTAGAAATACTATTTACCTCTTCATTGCATATACGGCATTTGATTGGTAAATAATCTTCTAATTTAGAATGTATTTGTTCAAGTTGTTTTTCACTTAATGCATGATAAACCATTTTTACACCTCTCTTCTTTAAAGGATAACTATATTATACATGAAAGGAGCATGCAAAATGAGCCAAACATTGACAGTAAAGATACCAGATACACATGTACTTATACCAAAAATCGAACTTGAAAAGTTAATTAGTAAAACATTACCAGTAACTTGGACAATGGAAGATCTCATTAAAGAATCTAAGTTGAGTAGATATCTAATATTTAAAAGGATATTAGAAGTCCCTAGATTCAATAAATACCTAAAAGAAAATAATATTTGGTTTGAAGGGCAAGGTGGAAGTTCATCACATTATTTTGATGCTGAACTAATGTGGAAGTTCTTGAAAGATTATAAGAAAGAAATTTATAACGGTTAATCAAAAAATCACTAAAAGGAGGTGATACAGATGTCGTATTCAGAAGCAGCATTTATTGTCGCAAGTCTAATATTCACATTAGTTTCAATCATACTAATTACTGCGCAATTCTACATTATGCATGCACTAGGTATTTCACTATTTGCAGCAGTAACAACGTTTCTCTATTTCGATAAAGAATTCGAGAAATTAAAAAAAGACTGAATGCTATCGGCAAATAGCAAACAGTCGAAAAGTCATTAAATAATTAATTTCATCTTACAACGGGAGGCGTAAATGTGCAAGAACCATATGTAAGTATTTCGCAAAGTGAACTACGTAATCTTTTATTAAAGGCATCTAAAGTAGAAAAGCTAACAGTTCAACTCGAACATGCAAACAATCAATTAGAAAATGCATTGGAATATATATCAGAATTACACAGACAAAATGATGATAAATCGAAAAGTATAGCAGATTTAGAAGTTAATTATAAAACGTTAGAAGCAAATTACAACGAAATTATTAGCTATAAAGCTAACTAAATTAAGGAGAGATTTATTTGATTAATAGAGCAACATTAGTAGGAAGGCTAACAAAAGACCCTGAATATCGTGTAACACCTTCAGGGGTAGCAGTAGCTACATTCACTTTAGCAATCAATAGAACATTCACTAATGCAAATGGAGAAAGAGAAGCGGACTTTATTAACTGTGTAGTATTTAGAAGACAAGCAGAGAACGTTAACAAGTTTTTATTTAAAGGTAATTTAGCTGGTGTTGATGGGCGCTTGCAATCAAGAAGTTATGAAAATCAAGAAGGACGTAGAGTATTTGTAACCGAAGTGGTAGCAGATAATGTTCATTTCTTAGAGCCGAAAAATAGTAAGAGTGGTCAATCATCTAAAGACAATGATCAACCAGTAGGTAATAATCCATTCCAAAATGCAAATGGGCCGATTGATATTGGTGATGAAGATTTACCGTTCTAAGGCAATAAACTATGTCAAAAATTATAGGTTATCAAAGAAACGATAACGGAACGATAACTGCAGTTATTAATGATGTTCAACTAACACAAGATGAACTGCAGCTTATAGATAACGGAATAGCATTACCTATTGAAGTAAGAAGTATTGATACAAACAAGATTACTGATAAGCAAAGAAAGAAAATATTTGCATTATGTAACGATATAGAAATTGATATTGGCCAACCTAGAGATTACATGCGCTATATGTTCCAGGAATACATCAGAGTGTTATACGGATATGAAAAAGAGATTTCTTTATCGAATTGTACTAAAAAACAAGCATCACAAATCATTGAAGCCATTATTGACTGGATGTTTTTCAACAACATTACATTCACAGTTAAAACGAGTAGTTTGCTTAAAGATGATAAAGCAATGCTCTACTGGGCTACAGTCAATCGTCAATGTGTGATTTGTGGTAAGCGAGCAGAACTTGCGCATTATCAAGCAGTTGGTCGTGGACGTAATAGACGGAAGATAGAACACACAAGTAATAAAGTTTTAGCTTTATGTCCAATACATCATAGAGAACAGCATACTATGGGCATTCATAGTTTTAATAAAAAATATTCACTGACTGATAGTTGGGTGGATGTAGATCAAAGACTGAATCGTTTACTTAAAGGCCAGAAATTAAATCAATCATGAAAGGAGCATTGAAATGGCTACGTTTAGAGTTTTCAAAGAGAGTGGAGAGTTTGTAACTGTTCACAAAGCATTTATTCATGATGCATCACTAAGTTGGAAAGCGAAAGGCATACTTCTTTATTTACTAAGTCGGCCAGACGATTGGCAAATTTATGAAACAGAATTAATAAAACATACGAGTGATAAACTAAGCAGCTTGAAGAGTGGATTAAAACAATTAGAAGAAGCGGGTTATATCAAACGTAAAAGAAAACGTGATGATAAAGGACGTATGCAAGGATATGAATACGAAGTATATGAACAACCTACCCACATTCGAAAATCAAATGTGGATGAAAAAGAATCTATCCACATGCGAAAATCCAACGTTGGAAAATCCAACGACGGAAAAACCGACGTCGGAAAATCCAACGACGGAAAATCGCACACTACTAATAATAATAGAACTAATAATGATAGTACTAAAAATAAAAGTACTAATAATAACGGCAGTAGTAGCACAAGTGCTACTCAACCACCACAGCCACCTTCAGTGTTTAATTTTTATCAGGAAAACGGCTTTGGCATTTTGAGACCAGTCATTGTAGATCAAATTAATGCATGGATAAATGACTTTGGTGCTAATGGTGAAGACATTGTAATTAGAGCATTAAAAGAAGCTGCAGAAAACAATGTTTATAAATGGAACTATGTAAACCAAATACTAAAAAATTGGTATGAAAACAATATTAAGTCCATTGAAGATGTTGAAGCACGTAAGAAAGAACGAATAAAAAATAACAATCAAGCTATAGAGAAAGATTATGATAACTCTCAATATAGTGATTTGTTTTAAGGAGGTTGGCCATGAAAGGTTTTAATGAATTGAACTTCAATATCAAAACTAAAAGTAAAATCATTGAACAAAAGAATGATTTACGTTGTCCTCACTGTGGCAATCTTTACGACTATGTAAAGTTCGATAATGGCCAAGAAGAAAAAATAGGATGCGATTGCAAAATTAAACAAATGGCCAAAGAACAAACTATTAGATATAAAAATAAAATTAAACGTCTAGAAATAGAAAATGTTTTTAAAAACTCAATCATACCTGAAGACTTATTGTCCGCTTCTTTCGAGAATTATGAACCTAGAAATGAAAGCCAAGAGAAACTATTGAAACATGCGAAGCGGTATGCAGATAACTTTAGTTTAGATAATAAACAGTCGTTACTGCTGCAAGGAACTTATGGACTAGGTAAATCACATATCGCTATGTCAGTTGTTAAAGAAGTTAAAGATAAAGGTTTTACTGCACTATTTATGGATGTGCCACAACTGATTACAGCTTATAGAGATACATTCAATAAAGATAGCAACCTTAATGAAAGACAACTTGATCAAATTATTAAAAATGTGGATTTATTAGCACTTGATGATTATGGTACGACGGTTAGCCAATTCGGAAATCAGAAACTCTTTGATGTGATGAATATGAGACAAGGCAAACATAATATTCTCACAACAAATAATAGTGCAGAAGAACTTTCGAGAAATAAGGACTTTGGAAAGAACTTTAGTCGAGCTTTAAAAAACACAACAATTATTAAAGTTTATGGTGATGACTACCGAATGAAAGGAGTTAAAACCCTATGATTACTGCTGAAGATATACAGAAGTATTTAGAAGTATCACCAATATATGCACAAAAGCTGATTGATGATGCTAATGGTGATGAAGATAAGGCATATAAAACGTTTATTAGAAAGTTGAATGAGAAAAACACAAGACCTGCAGTTATGGAGGTTATGTAATGGGCGTTATAGAAGGTGTTAAACATAAATATATTCTTTATGCCAGTGACGGTTGGGAAATGTGCAGCGTTATTCCTTTGAATGATGATTTGTATAACCTAGGAAATTTAGCTGGTATGTATTATCGAAATGTCTTTAAAGGTAACGTAAGCAAAAAAGAATTAGAAAAACTTAAAAGAAAGCACAAGTTATACAGAAAAGAAGAACTGAACACTCAACTCAAACTATTTTAGGTGGAGTGATGCAAATGATAGTTAAAGTGTTTAGCAATGATAAGTCAATTGAGGTTGGCAAAGATAATGTTTCGAATATCGAATTCTTAAAGCATGTGAGTGGAAATATTGATATTTATCGCCTTACTAACAAAGATGGCCAAACAATTGGATGGGAAGGTTTCTTTGTTGGCCAATACAAAGTAATTAAGAAAGTCGAAGCGGAACAATTAAATATATTCAATATACTGGAGGCTAAATAAATTTGAAAGTAGAAGATTTAAAAGTAGGTCAGAAGATTAGATTTGCTGCATCTGAATACAGTCTCAGTTATCCAGGCATTGTTGAAGAAAAGTATTCCGATTGTGGCCAAGATAAAGCAGTGATTAAAGTGGCCAACTACAAAATCATTATAGATGATAGTTATTTATTATTTGATGAAGCGGACGTGATCAAGTGAAACGTGAAAATCGAGTTCGTAAACATGGCAAGAAGTATTACAAGTTAACAGTAGATGGAAAAGTCTATTTAGTTCCAGAAAAATTAGGAAATTATGCTTTAGAAAATGGTGTATCTGAGCAAGCCATAAGACAAAGATTGTCTCGTGGCTACTCAGTCACTAGAGCATGCACGGAGGGAATTGTCAGATGAGTGAATTATATGAATACAATCCAGGTCAAATTAGTGAAGAAGAATTAGAAATGATTAAACTCGAAGAAGAGCGCTTTGAGCAAGCACTAAGACAAAGACAGCAGCAAGTCCGTTTAGCACGTAAACGTAGATGCGAAGAAAACTTACGTAAATATAGTGTTCGTAGTAAGTGGTTCGAGCATTTAGAACACAACAATCTTATAGCAACAGTTAAAACTGATAGATATGGCCAAGTACAGAGGGGGTAGCAATATGACTAGAATTAAAGAATTAAAAGAAAACGATGTCATTATATTTCAAAATATTACGAAAGATATGAAAAACAATTGTCAGGCAATAGTAAATAAAAAATGGTCCGAAATCGATCTATCAATTGGAGAAAAATGGTATGCGTCAGTTGAAATGGCTAATGGTAATACAACAATCATAGATGACAACTTTGACTTTGTAAAAGTGAAACTTCCCTTCACAAGAAAAATTAATACAGATGATTGGCCAAGAACATCAAACAATGTTCCATCACATTATGAAGGTAAAGGTGGCATAGATGTTATTGAGTTTATCAGACAACAGTTGACTGAAGAACAGTTCGAAGGTTTTATGCTAGGCAATATAATTAAATATGCTGCTCGATATGGACTTAAAGATAATAAAGTAAACGATCTTAAAAAGATTGGAGATTATCAACAAAGAATGTTGGAGGTAGTTACAAATGATTAACTTAAAAGAATGTAAAACAGCATACCACATTTATGAAACAAATGATTATGGGCTATTTAGCTTTATAGAGTCTAATCGTAATCCAAGTAGAAATCATGTAGAAAATCTTAAAAAGCAAATCAAAAATGGTTATGAATTACCTCCAATCATCGTTAGAGAAAATGGTGAAATATTAGATGGCCAACATAGATATATAGCATTAGTAGAGTTAGAAGAACCTATACAGTTTCTTATTAAAGAAGATATTAGAAAAGATGTTTTACAAAAAAGTAATTCGTTCGTATCTAAATGGACAATTAACGATCATGTGAACTACCACCGTAAAGAAGGTAATCAAGACTATCAAGATTTATACGAATTTTGCCAATACAGTGGCTTAGGTGCAAACATTGCTGCAAGAATACTAGGTTCAGCTAAAGGAAACGGTATAACAACAAAAGCCATAGAAGAAGGTAAGTTCTTTGTAAAAAGTAAAACAGACGCTTATCAATTTGTAGATGATGTATTAATGAGAATCAGAATGGAACATCCAACAAGTAAAATCATTAATTCATTAAGAACACTATATAACATTGGAACAGATACAAAAACATTAGTCACTGTTGTAAATGCATTAGAAGAAGAACTACTTATGTTAAATAGTATTAATAAAATTTCAGAACGTATTGTAAATCTATATAACAAGAAAGTTTCAAAGTCAGAAAAAATCAAGGTGACCTATAACAAAGCAGGTAAGGCGGTATATAAATTATGATTTATATATATGAACCGTTTAACCATCAGATTATAGAAACAACTGTTAAAGACTTTGCTAATCAAATAGGCATCTCCAAAATGACTATTCATCAATATTTATA